GAAATGTAATTCCTTAATCTCAGAGTAAAATTTTACTCATGGACAAGGCTCTGAGTAGACATCCCCTCATCAGTATTTATACTGATTGACGATGCTATCTCAGAATCACGCACTTGTTCAATGTTATTGACCCAGACAGAAGACTTTCTGCCTCCGGTCAATTTCCAATTTGCTAAATGCAGACTGGGAGCTATGAATCCAGTTGAGAGCAACGATTTAACCCGTTGTTTCTCCAGATACATTCCTTCCGGTCTGCCTCCGCTAGCAAGTCTATCAGTACTAAGTAGAGTAGGTTCAAGTTTAACCGTTCTCTTTCTTAGTATGCTAAACTTAGTTCTCGTTCTAGATAAAGTCGTTCTTTCGATCGTCTTATCTGGTTCGATAGCTAGAGTAACATAAACGTTTTCCTTACTATTCACTAATGGAATAGGTTTGGAAACGTTAAAATAGGTATCGTCGATTGTATTGTAAATCTTACGACGGCCGATGGTTGATGAATCATCGAGCCCGAGAAGATCTTTCAATTCAGCTTCGATATCTTTGAATGTCCTTGGTTCCCCAGCAAGACCTTCTTGAATTGCTTTATTCAAGTAAGTCAGCTGGGACCAGACACCTCTTTCCCAGGTGGATTGATTCTCTAAATCAAAAGGTTTTGATTGTAGAGTATAAATTCGTCTGGCTAATTCTACAGCTTTAGGATCGTCTTCCCACTTGTACCATGTACAACGCAGACCAAGACCGTTTAACTTGGTCGGCATGTAGGTTAGACAGTCCTTGCAGACTTTCCATTCCATCCATGATGGCATTAAAAGTCTCAAAGCTACTACTACTTGGTTTGAGAAATTCTCTAGCCTGAGTAAGTAACGATGAACTTCTGCGGATACCGGATGCATTACCTGCGTCCGAAATTCGTCGAAGAACCCCATCTGCTTGCTCATGGCCTGAGCTTTTCCTAACAAAGGATCAGGTTGATCGAAAACTTGTCGATCACCAGTCTTTTGAAACTGATTTAAAAGCCTCATTTTGGGTATGTCGACAAATAAAGAGAATTGTTTCTTATATTTGTCTTCAACAAAATGAAATAGCTTGTTATATTTTGGCATTAATCCGAATTCTTGACAATATGATACACACTTGTCATTGATATCGTATTTATCCCATGATATTTCGAATCCCATCGCCTCCATGTTGCGCGGTATCCGAGCCAAATCTTTTGGTTTCCCTACTCCGATATGGTCGTCTCCCGCACAGGCATAGAATTTTACACTCGAATGATCCTCTTTGGATTGTTTCGGGTATTTGAAATTCGTGACTCCGTCTTTCCGAGTGAGTTTTGTAGCTTTCCAGGCTGCGTAACTCGCTGCAGTTAAGACAATTTTAGTAATAGGATCTCCCATCATGATTCCACGTTGATTCATGAAGGTTAGTACCTTATTACCTTTACCAACCGGCTTGATCGACCCGGCTATCTCTCCTTTATGGATGAGATGTGCCAGTTCTTTAAACTGACTGCCTCTACCCTTCAACTCAAGAAGTTTAGGGGTTGTCAGTAAGCTGATTGCTTTTGTTAGGTACGATAGTTCTCTCCGATCGAACACATTTTGTTCGTGGAGTTCATCTATCATCCCTTTAAGGATTCCGAATCCGGTTTCATGAGGAACGCGATCTGTTGCGCTCGTCATGTCACTAGTTGATACGAAATCATCTTCCGATACGTTGACCTCACTAGTAAATCTATAGAGGCCAGCTGTATCTCCTAGGCCAACCCTACATGATGGAAGAATTTCCATTAATTTTGTAAGGGTATGTGCCGCTGGTTCCAAGAATGTATTCAACCAGACTTCATTCGAAGTTACTGGTCGGATTTTCAATCCTGGTTCTTTTATGACCGATACCTTACCCTTTGGGTAAGTACTCTTATCTTCAAATTTGAAGTTAGATTTGTATTGCTCATATTTCCATGCTGACCACTCGAAGAGTAATGTCCCAAGTCGGGCATCTGCTCCTTGAGCGAACGGCATATCTCCTGCTGGTAAGAATTCTGGAAGAATTACCTCTCCAAACAAGCCCTCAATGGGTTTGTCAAGATAGGCTATTCTCCATAATTCTAAATCTCCATTTGAAACTTGACAAATGGTTTTCCCAGTAGAATCTAAATAGTAGTCTTCGTAGCATTCAGTGTATAACTTTATGACTGGCGTTTCCAAGAATTCCTTGAATTCGCCGGACGTAAACGTTGTCCACTTTCC